CTTCACCTTTTGTAAATAACTTATATGCTTTTACAGTTTTTTTAGGTTTAAAAGTTCTAAGTGCTTTACCTGCCATATCTCCTACTACAGGAATTAAACCCAAAGCACCTGCCGCAGTTTCTATACCAGCACCTACATAATCTTTTTCATCTATAGCATCTGATACACGTTTGACTGCCATGGCTTCCCCAACTCCGGGAATAAACTCTGCCGCACCTTTTGCTATATCAACTTTTGATTCATCTAACTTTTCAATAACATCACCAGCAGTTTTTTTTGTAGGACGTTCTACAGTACCACTAGGTTCTCGTGTCATAAATCCTGAAGGTTGTTTAAGTGCCATTTACCTCATTCCGTAAATATTTAAGTTTTCGGAGTACTGCTATTGCGCCTTGTTGTCTATGTACTAGTATTGAATCATCTGTCTGTTCTAGTACTTTCTGGTGTTGTTCTATTATTAAGTTTATATAATCACTGAACGCTTCCCACTGGCGGTTGTTGTTCACTAGGGGCTTGAGTTTGCTGAGTACCTGCTGTCTGTCCATTTGCGCTAAATCCTTGTTCACCCGGAACTGGTGCTTGTCCTGTTCCTATGTTACCGCCACCTGCACCTGTTGGGTCTAATGGATTAGCCCCTGCTGGTGCGCCTTGTTCTTGTGGCTGTTCTTGTTGGAAGCCTTTCATCAGTTCTGCCTGAATAGCGGCTTCATCCATATTGTTGGTAACTTTGTCGGGGTCTAACTCCATAGATTTTGCAATCTCACGGATAATATATTGGAACTTAGCAAACGGTGCAAGTGCTGGATTGCTTGCTACCTGTAAGAACTGCATTAGTCTTTGACTACGTACTTCGTTAGCCATTAGACTTTCTGTACCTCTTGCTCTTACTTCTAAGTCACCTTTTATTTGTGGGTCATAATCAAACTGCATATTAAATCTAAACAGTCCTTCTCCTAAAGGACGTAATAGATAATCATCTACGTTCTTAATAACAGTCTTTGTGCCACCTGCTGCAGCATTCATCAACATAGATATACCACTAGCAGTTCTACCTACACCTGATACACCTGTCTGACCATGTGCAAAGGATGGGAAGCCTGTGCTTTCATCTGCAAGTACACGAGCCTTGTCAAACAGCATCATGTTCTCACTAGATACATTCGGGAACTTTGTACCAAATATAGCCTGACCCGGTGCGCCACCTTGTCTACGGAACACCTTGCCCGGATATAGTGATAAGTCTTGACCCGGCACTAGGTTTGTCTCATCAACCTCTACAATCAAATTGCCAGACAATACAGCATTGTCAACAGCCATACGCATAAAGCCATTCATTAATGTCTGTGTATCGTCCATGTTTTCAGCGATACCTACACCAAAGAATGAGTATGGGTTTAACTCATATGGTGCAGCATGGTATGGTATTCTAGCAGGTTTGAATGGATTAAGTACCATACGTAGTAGCTTACCATTACAAATCCATACGTTAGCCTGTAACTCATCAAATGTTTTCAGTTCTTCTGGTATCTCTACATCTGCTTCTTCAAGCACATCTGTATCAACAGTACCCCAATACTCAAGAACATCAAATCGTTCTACACCGTGTTCTGGTGCATAGTCAGATAAATCATCTTCCCAGTATTCTTTGATGTAGTTCTCACCCATCTGGATGACTTCATCAATTACGTTTCCTCTGAACATCGGCCTCTTTTTGAGATTCCGTAATTGCGACCTTGACATCTTGTGTCGTTCAATGACATACTGCGCTTCATCCATATTATTGGCATCAGGGTCAGGATAGAAATTCCATACAGAAACATGGGTAACTTGTGGCATTGTTTTGAAAACTGGGTCATACTCACCGTCCTCATTCCAGTTGGGATATTCTTTGTCAATAGCAAATGGACCTTTCATAACACCAGTTCCAAATAATGCCATTTCAAATGCAGAGTTTCTAAGATGCTTACTTGCACCTGATTCTTCTAACTGGTCATGTATTTTCTTCTGCATCTTCTTTGCAGCCACCATAGCTGGGCTAAAGGTAACTGAGGTAGGTGTCATACCCGGACCTTCTTTAAGCCCGTCTATACCGCTTAATTTGTCCGTTAAAGGACCAAGCATTTCTTCTAGTGTCTTTGCTGTAGCACCCGGTGGTAAGTCTCTACCATCACCAGCAAATCCGTATGGGCTACTTAGTGCAGTATCACCACGTAATTGTTCTGGTTCTTGTGGGTCAAAGTTGACATCTGCGACAACTCCTTCTGGCAACTCAGTAGGTTCAACAGAGACAGGAAAACGATTATTAGCAAAAAGGACATCAACGATTTGCCCATAAGCTGCCAAAGTTTTTGTTTTTGTAACCTTGATAAAGACACGTGACTTCTCCGATTCAGTAAACTGTACATCAGGTCCGTATAATCCACGGTAATTACGATAGGCTTTTAGCCAACGCTGTTCATCTTGATAGCGATAGTCTTCTGCTCTTTTATACTTTTCACGAATGAATGGTACGATTGAAGATACATCAGCATCTTCTGTTGTGCTATCCTCAGTATCTTCTAAGGCGATAGCTTCATCTTCAATCATTACATTTTCATCTTCTGCCATTTTCTATTCCTTAATATCCAAAGGTTGAATCTGCTACTTGCATACCACCACCCGGTCTTCCATGTGGGTCATAATCAAATATACTAAATCGTGGTCTTGACATTATACCATATCTCATCGCATCGTACAAGTGGTCTTCTGCAGTCGTGTCAATATCTTCTGGATTGCGTTTGTCAATCGGCAAGGCAGGTAACTGTGAGATAATGTTTGTACAACTACTAAAGAAAACAAGTCTAGGCTCTTCCGTATATTCATCTACTTGTAGTCGTCTGTGTATTTCGTTTTTACCAGCAACACGACTACCTCTGCTTCTATCTGATGGTCGCCATCTGCAACCCTTCTGTATCATTTGCTCTGCAAGGCTAGGACCAGTATCACCACGCTTATGCCAAAGAGAACTGTCAAGAACACCATACTTAATATTGCCATCGCCAGATTCTAAGTCCAACACCATATCGGCTAAATCAGTTGCGAGTACCTTAGAGGTGTATAGTTCTCTGTAAACAATGAGTTGCTCACTAGGACTAACGGCAAACCAAACCACGCCACTGTATGAACCATAGCCATAGTCACATGCTCTAAACTTAACCCAGTTGTTAGGTATATCAAAAGGCTCAACAACATGGATATCCCGATTAAATTCGGTAAACGCTGCCCCTTCTTTAATATCCCAATCACCTTCAAGCAACTGTCTACGTTGTTGTTCAGGAAGCGAAAGAAGCATAGCTTCGTAGTCACCTGCGTCTGATAGGTACGGGTTGTCAGATAATCGTGCCGGGATGAACCTTCGCTTAAATAAGGCTTTACCAGCTTTGCTGTGTCCTGCTGGATATCTAAGAACTTCGCCAGTTTCAATATCTGTGGCATCAAATGCTTTACCGTATGCTGATGGGTCAATGAACATTTTCTTCACCCAGTGATGACCTCTTCCACCGGGGTTAGTTGTAGCACGCATATAAATAGGCAAGTCAGGGGCAGTGGACCTTAAACGAGAACGCATGTAATTCCATGCATATGGTGACTGCCACTGTGTTAACTCGTCAAAGCCTATCCAGCTAAACGCTAGACCCTGATAGCGAAGAACGTCATCATCTCTATCCAGATAAGACATCCACAGTCTCGCACCAGAAGGGGCAGTCCACTGCATCTTTCTTTCCGACCACTTTATGCCGGGCCATATTTTTGGGTACAACTCTTGAGATTTAAATATAAGTTCTCTAAGTTCTTCTGTTGTATGTCGTAACAGCAATCCACTAAATGCTGGATGCCCCATATAACGTAGTGGGTCTGCTAACATGGCGTAAGACTTACCACCACCTGCTGAACCACCGTAGAGTACCTCACGTTCCCCTGCAGCTAGAAAGTCTGTCTGAGGTCCGGGGTTTGGTTTAAATAAGACATTAGCGTGTTCTTCTTCTTTAAACTCATCTATATCAATGTCTTTAATTTCAACCGTTGGCTTTTGCGCCTGTTCTTTCTTCTTCAAGGGCTTTCGCCTTGGCGATTGCCTTTTCCGCATATTCTGCCCACTTGCGGATGCTTGCAACTTGGTTCTTACGTTGTCGCTCATTCTGTAACCGTTTCCTTAATCCTACGTGAGATATATACCTGCCAGAGTTTGTACTTAACCAATTAGCTACCTCACGATAGCTGTATTGATTTACGTGTTGTCTAGCCTTTTCTAATAAATCTAATTCAGTTGGTATGGGGTCAAGAATGTCAGGGTCTTCTTCATTGAACTTATATCCAAATGGTACAGTACGTGCTATGCGTGGTATCTGTACCCACTCGTTCTCTTCTTTTATATCTGTCGGTTGTGGGAGTTTCCACTTGCCTATGCTTCTAGTCATCTTCACTTGTAGCTTTAGGTGGCATAAGCATCACACCACCACTAGATTCCACTTGCATTTTCTCTGTCTTCACCAAACCTGAACGGTCTAGTAATTCTTTAGCTGCTGCCATCTTGTCACGTATGCCTAGTTCTGTTGGGTCATACAGCGCACCTGTCATAGCCATTGCCGCCTTTGGTGCATTACGTGCCATATACATAGATGTAGCTTCTAGTATCTCATCTTTTAATCCTTTTACAATAGCAGTGGTAGGAGTATTGTCTGAGTATCCAGCAATTTTCTTTGCTTGCACAACATCACCACCTGCTTCTTCAAACAGAACTGCAAGAAATTTTTGTTGTCTTTCGTTTAACTGCCGTGTCATTTGATTTCTCCAGTATGCATGGCGTGGGCTAAACGTGTTGCACGTGATTTTACCTGATTTGCCCACCTGCTGTCAAGCATTTCTTTTGCTGCAGTAGGAAAATCTTTTTCATGTATAGCCGCCCACATATTTTTAAACTTCTTTAATCTTGGCACACCCATATTAAATGCCATGTCCATTACTACAAGTTGACGTACAGCGTCTAAGCTATCCACGCAAGGGTGCGCTCTGCATAGTTCTTCCTCAACAATCTGTACGTCATTCGTTGCTAAATAGACCGCATCTTCTTTAGTAATACCATGCTCATATATAACATCCATATTTGGAATATCCATATGCTCAAGTTCTGCTTTACTAATGCCACGGTCTTTTAGGTTTCTTCCGATGCCAATTGTATCAATGCCTAGTGTATCTTGGTACACTGTAAGCACAAGACCTTCTCCATCAATCAGCTTCTTTATAAATGTTTCTCTGTCGTACTTCATTTCTTCTCACTACCTAACCACACTGCGAATGCACCTGTCATTGCACCACTAACTACAGATATCATTGCACTCTGTTGTGTTGATAAATCTTCTAAAGACATTCCCCACTCAATCACTCGCATGTACATTATTGTCATTACAAGCATCATTAATCGTGGTACTATCTTGTATTCTAATATCGTCTTTGCAGCCATTGTTATTTCTTTCCGAAGAATTTAGTTGCGCTACGTACTCCAAAAGAAGCAGCCACAATAATGCCAAGACTATACTGATACCACTGAGGCATTGCTTCCAACTGGGCAAAACCATTTGCTACTACCTCTTCCATTCCCGGTATGAATGCTAAGATTAATGGGATACTAAATAGAATGGTAAGCCACTCATCTTTCCATGAAGACTGACTACCTTTAGCCATCTCCAAATCCCAATCAATCTCACCCGTAGCTTTCTTCTGCATTACTACAGCTTCAGCCTGTGCCTTGGCTACCTTAGTAGCTGACTGTGCTTTCTTCTCTTCTACCTTACCTTGTAACCATGTACCAGCTAAATCTGCTACAGGTCCTATCAGCATATTAAGCACGTCTAAACCTCGCTGTTTTCTTTGCAATTGAAGCTGGTTGCTTCACAAACTGTTTCCCCTGCTTTGTTCCTTGGCGTTTCGCTCGTGATGTTGCCGCATACTCCGCAGATGTAAGGCTCTTTATCGCTGAAGTAGGAAGGTATCTTTCGCCAGTTTTGCTTGAAGGTTTCCCAGATTTGGTTCTCCACTTTTGTTTTGTCCATGACTTTAAACTCTTTTGTGATTTTGCTAGTGCCATTATAAACCTTTCAAGAAGATAGCAAACCAGACTACTAAAGCTAAACCACCTAATCCTACAATAATAAGTATAGTAAGAAGTAAACCTTCTATTATTTGCTTTCTTTTCTTACGTGCTTTTTCTTCTTCTGCTCTTCTCTGCTTTCTCATCTTGGCTTGAAATACTAGCCAATCATCCCACAAATGATTTCTACCATATAACATCATTAGTTCTTTAAGTTCATGCTCTTGTTCTCTTATCTTTTCAAGTGCCATAAACTCATCTAAATCATTTGCACCTTTACCTTTGAAAGCTGACCAGAAAGAGTTTTTCTTTTTACTACCTTGCTTCTCTAACTTTTCCTTGATTCCAATGTATTCACCAATACTGTGTGCAGCACTAGCTAAATCTTTCCCGTTCATTACGGTTTGTTTTATAACACCGAATGCAGCATTGGCTGCGGCTAGTTCTGCTAACATGTGTCTCCCCCTTCACGTGTTGCATTTTATTTGTAACCACCGCCTTTTGCTTTATATTTGCTGGCTAGTAGCTGTGCTTTTCTTGCAGACCACTGACCCGGATTACCACCTTTACTGCCAGCTTTAATGCTATTAAATAAGTTCTTTCTCATTGTGGGCTTAGTATAGTTGCCAGCTTCATTAACTCTTGATTTGCTCTGTGTCGTACCGCCTTTCGCAAGGCCAATCTTTCTAGTCGGTTTCTTTTTCTTTGCAGTTTGTGAGGTTTTCTTTGTAGAGACACGTGCCATCTCCTTAACTCCGTTGTGGTAAATATGTTTCTTTTACTTTAACAGTTATTGTTACTGCACTATTTGCACTTGCTAATCCTCTTAACTTATCTCCTTTAAATAACCATAATGGGTCATCGTTTATTTGAAGCAGACTATTTGGTAGTAATTCTATTGTTTCAGCTAACGTATAGAATGTAGTATTCTGTGCATCATACCAATCTAAACTAAATGTAACACTATTTGTTGAAGCATTGTTAATATAGATATTATCTATCTCTGCTTCATAGTTAGCAGGTACAGTGTATATGTCAGCATTGCTTGTGGTAAGTTCAAGTCCTACTGTACGGTTCTTTGTTTCTGCCATATTAGTTCTCTATGTATATAATATCAAATGTAGATGAAACTCGTAAGTCAGCATTTGAACTGTCAGCTATTGCACGAAACTCAATATCTGTTTTCTCAGGTATAGGCTGTGGACAAGTAATGTCTTGGTGATATGAACCTGCAAATAAATCAAACTTATTCTGAGTACGAAATACACCATTAACTTCTCTAGTTAACATGCGTATTGTAGCAACTTTGTTATTCTGTATTGTAAATGCTGTAGTATCTATCTGAAACAAGTATGCTGTATAACCAGCAGGTACAGTCCATAGTGCCATCAAAGTTTGTTGGTCAGCAATAGATACATAAGCATAGGTAGTAGAACTATTAGTAATGCTGATATTGCCACTACTTGCACTACTGCCAGACACAAAAGCACGATAAACCCGAAGAAAACTTCCAGTGGTAGTAGCAGTACCTGAAGCATTAAGTGTGACAGTTTCGGATAACTCAGCATAGTTTGTGTCTAATCCTTGTATGGTTACTTCTACATTCTCGTCTGAAGCACCAGCACTGCTTGTAGCTGTCATTGTTACAGCACTAGATGGGTAGGCATACAAACCACCTACATCCCAAATAGTCTCTTCTACGTTTTGGATTTCCCCGTTATACCCAAACTTGAATATACGTTTATGACCATCAACTAATCCACGTGACACTTGTAAGAAGTACGGATAATATCCTACTCCACCACCCATGCCAATTAATTGTGGATAGCTTGTAATACTCATTACTTAATACGTACCTTATCAATACAGATAACTGACCACTTGTGCAGTTTAACATTCCACCTGCCAAGTAGTCTAGCTATCTTTAAACAGACATGACTTAAGAATGTCCAGTATGCATCTACTATAATATTCTTTAAGTCAGACATTACTTTTTCTTTGCTACGCCACCACGCATCATTTTCTTCTTAGCCATCTTAGCCATGCCACCGCCACGCATCTTCTTTTGTGCAACACCGCCACGCATCATTTTCTTTTTAGCTACTTTTGTTTTACCCATTGCCATTACGCAATCTCCTTCTATCAAGAACCAAGGCTTCATATGTATCATCAGGAAAATGTTTATAGTATCCTGATTTCTCTAAACTCAGTGCAGCATCATCTAACACTGACAAACGCTGCACAAATACCATGCAGTATTCTAAATCACTACTAGTTATACCATCTTCTTCTAAAAAGTCAAGCCCTGCATCACTAGCATCAAACTCTGGATGAAACACCATCAAATGTAAATCTATACCTGCTAGACTTAGTGCTTCATTCATTCCATCACATAGACCATCTAGGTATTCCATGCTTGGCATATCTTCGTCAGCCCATACAACTATGTCATAATCGTGGCTATCAAATATTTGTATCTCTGCACGTAGACCTTCAAGACCTGTGTTAACACTAAACATCACCTGATTATCTGCCCACGCTTTAGCTGCGTATGGGCATGGTGGTAATCCGTTTAACTTTACGTTTGGTATCTCAAGAAAGTTATGTGACCAATTACGGATGTCTTGTTCTACTCTATGCACGTCTATTCTTTTTACCTGCTGTAGATGTTCTAGCGAAAGAACGATTACGTGATGCACGTTGTGTTGTTAAGTTACTGCGTCTGTTATCAGTAGGATTACCATTCTTGTGTGCTACATCCTTACCTGCTACGTTTACACCGCCCTTTGCTAGTGTTGCACGTGCAGCATTACGAGATGCCCTGCGTTTCTTCTGGGCAGGTTTAGAGTGGTAGTTAGCATATTCTTTTTTGTAATTACGCATTACCTGTAATCTTATTAAATGCTTCAGGGCTTTTAGCTTTCAATGCTTTCAGTCCGGGGTTCATTGTGACTGAACCACCTGCTGCGTACATATGCTTCTTACCATATGCCATGCCACCATCTTTCATTACTGTTTTATCAGTAGTAGCTTTTTCACCACCTGTAACCATTGATAACGGTGGTGCTGTTTCTCCACGACTTTTTAATTCAGTAATAGCACGTTTTTTATCAGCTACTGATGCACCACTATTTCTATTCAACATAGCTTTTAAGGCTGATGTAGATTGGTCTGATACTTTAAACTTTGGTCTTGATTTAGGTTCAGCCATTTTATTTCTCACTTCTTTTTTAATTCAGTTGTATATTTTTTACCATTCCATGTAAAAGTTTTATTACCTTTTTTTCTGAAGTGTGCAAATGCTTCTTTAAATGATACACCAACTTTTGAAACACCTACGTT